TTTGAGGGAGACCCACAAACTATAGCAGGTGGTTTAACTAAAGGTGTTTCACAATTTTTAACTGGTTGGTTTACTGGTGGTAAAGTTCTTAAAGGAGTAAAATTTGCTACTGGTGGATATAAAGGTGTATCTCCATTTTTAAGAGCAGGTACGACAGGTCAAGTCACCAAAACAATGGCACAGGGCGGGATAGCTGATTTTACAGCGTTCGACGAGGAAACTGGAAGATTAGCAGATATGGTTAATGAACATGCACCATTTCTACAAAATCCTTTATTTGACTATTTATCTTCTGACCCAGATGACACATTTTATGAAGCAAGATTTAAAAATGCTTTAGAGGGTGCAGGAATTGGTGGTTCAGTAGAAGCAGTTGTTAGAACTTTTAGATATATAAAGAATATTAATAAAAGTAGAAATAAAGAAAAAATTAATAAGAAACAATTAGAAGAAGATGAAAAGTTTCTTAAAGACTTAGATGATGACAGTATTATTCAAACTAAATACAAACCTGTAAGCCCAGTAGAAGCAAAAGCATTAACTAAAAATTTAGATACAGAATTAGAAGATAGTATCTTTAATCAATTTAAAGAAGCACAAAAAACTACAAAGAATAAAAAAGAATTTGATAAGAAATTAGATAACTTAGATTTAAACTTAAATTTTAATGTAAGACAATTTATTAATTTAGATAAAGATGGATTATTAAGTATAAATGCTTTTAATAAAGCGTATAAAAATCTAGTTAAAAAGAAAAAAATAATTTTATCTGATGATTATGTTAGGCAAACTGCAAGAAAACTTTATGAAAATAATGCAGGTAAACTAGAAATAGATGTTAAGAAACTTGAAAACTTAATTGAAAAAGCACCATATCAAGTTGTTGCTTTAAATAGTTATATTGAAACTTTATCTAATGGAATGAAAAGAATAGCTAGAGTTTCCAAAAGAGATAAATTAGCAGAAAAATTATTAGTTAAATCACTTCTTCCTAAATGGAAGTTAGCAATGGAAACTAAAAGTTCAATTTTAACAGGAGTTGGAAGAACTCTTAGACTTGCAGGTACAACAACTGGCAAACCTATAATTGGAGATTTAGATAAAGTTATAAAAGAATTTGATGAGTATGGCGGAGATGTAAGAACTTTAGTTAAACAAATTGGTAGAGCAGGAGATACAGATGTTACTAATGTTTTAAATTATGCTTTTGCAAATAAAACTTGGGACGTTTTAAACGAAGTATGGATTAATGCACTTTTATCTAATCCTAAAACTCATATTATTAATACAACATCTAACTTAGTTAATATTTTTATAAGACCATTAGAAAAAATGATTGGTAGTCGTATGGCTACTTCATTACTTGAAAATCCTGCAAAGGTCGCAAAGTTAAGATTAGAGGGACAAAAAGCATTTTCTTCTTATGCAGGAATGAGACGATATGCAATAGAAGCATTAAAATATGCAAAATTATCTTTAAAGAAAGAAGACACTATTATTAGTAGAAGAAGTAAAATTGATATGCCTGAAAAGGCAATCCAAAAAACTAAATTAGTTAAAAATAAAAAGACTGGTTTAGATGAAGAAGTTTTAGATTGGGATAGTGCTTCTGGTGTTGCTGTAAATGCTCTAGGTAAATTTATAAGAATACCTACTAGATTTTTAGGAGCAGAAGACGAGTTCTTCAGACAAATTGTTTATAGAATGGAATTAGAAAAAGACATTCTAGCTAAAGCAATTAGAAATAAACTAAGTAAAACTAAAGTTGTTGGTAAATTAGAAAATGGAAAACCTATAACTGAGTTTGACCAATTTGTTAGAGAAGAATTTGAAAAAGGTTTTGACGAATTTGGTAGAGGTGTTAATCCAAAGGCAATGAGAAAAGCCGAAGAAGGAACTTACACACAAGAATTAAATGGTGTGTTTAAAAGATTTCAAGCAATGGCAAATGATTATCCAATCATAAAACAAATCATTCCTTTTGTTAGAACACCAGTAAACTTAATGCTTAATGTAGTTGATAGAACTCCATTAGGTTTTGTGAGAAAGAATTTTAGAGATGACTTCTTTGGAAGAAATGGTGCTGAAAGAATGGCACAAGCAAGAGGTGGTTTAGCTACAGGTTATGTATTAATGACATTAGCTTCAATCATGCACAGAGAGGGTATGATTACAGGAAGTCAAGGTCAGATAACAGGAGAGAGAGCAACTAAATCAAGAGATTTAAAAGATTTAAGAAAACAAACTGGTGCATTACCTTATGCTTTTAGATATTGGGACGAAGAAGCAGGTACATATAAATATAGACAGTTTGGAAGATTTGACCCATTCGGTGCTTTCTTTGGAATTGTTGCAGATTTCCATGATGTATATGACCAATTATCTGAAAAAGAACTTCAAAGAGTAGGTTCTGATTTCGTTATCTTAATGGCAAGACAAGGTGGAGACACAGGAGAATATATTAGTCCTGCATCTAAAATAATTAATACAGGTAGAGCAAGTGTAGCGGCAATGCAAAGAAACTTAATTAGTAAAACTTATTTAAAAGGTTTAGCTGATTTTATGGAAGTTTTAACTGATGACAGTTCATCAAATGAAAAATGGGATTACTATTGGAGAAATAAATTAGGTTCATTTGTTCCAAATGTTTATACTAAATTTGTAAATGACCCATTCTATAGAGATGTTAGAACTATACTTGATGTAGCTAAGAAAAGAGGAGTTGCTTCAGGAGAAGTTGAACATAAATATGATTTCAGAGGAAATGCTTTAAAATATCAAGGAAGCGAAACAAAAAGATTAATAGATGGATTATTTAATCCTTTTGGTTCTACAGAAAAAATAGATGACCCAGTAGCAGAAGAAATTTTAAGATTAGGTATTAACATGCCTACAATGAAAAGAGAATTAAATGGAGATATTGATTTAAGTTTCTTTGTTACAGATGAGGGTCAAACTGCTTACAACAAGCAGATGCAACATTTAAGAAATGTTAGAATTAATGGAAAATCATTAGACCAAGCATTAAGAGAACAAATTAATTCTAATGAATATAAAATGGGTTCTGACCCATATCAAACTGATGAAAATGTTAGTGATACTGGTTCTAGAGCAAAACAATTAAGAAGAATTATCAAAAGTTATCACAATGCAGTTGAACAACAAATACTTAAAGATAGGAAGAAATTTAGAAGTATAAAAGATGATACTGGAAACTTTACTTTAGACAATTCTATTCAAGCGTACAATAACAACAAAACTAAAATTAATATGGGAGTACAAATACAAAATTCTGATATGGAAGCACTATATCAATTTTCAAAATAACAAATGGCTTATTTAGCAAGAGTTACTTACACAGGTAACAATAGCACAGTTGATTATGCGTTACCTTTTTCGTATATAGCCACTTCACATATTTATGCTTGGTTGGACAATGTTGTTACTACAGCATTTACAGTATCAGGTGCTACACTTACATTTACTTCTGCACCTGCAAATGGGGTAGTTATTTTAATTAAAAGAGTTACACCAACAGATGCAAGATTAGTTGATTTTACAGATGGTTCAGTTTTAACAGAAAGTGATTTAGACCAATCAGCAGACCAGAATTTTTATATAGCACAAGAAACTTCTGATACTGCACAGACACATTTAGGTTTAGATAATAGCGATAGATGGGACGCTGACAGTAAAAGAATTATAAATGTTGCAAATCCAACAGATAATCAAGATGTGGCTACAAAACATTATTTAGAAAACACTTGGTTATCATCAAGTGACAAAACGAATTTAACTACAGTCGCAGGAATTTCAGCAAACATAACAACAGTCGCAGGAATTTCTTCAGACGTTACAACAGTAGCAAATGACGCAACTGATATTGGTGCTGTAGCAGGAAAAGCTACTGAAATTGGAAGATTAGGAACTGCTGATGCGGTTGCTGATATGGCAATTTTAGGAACTACTGATGTTGTAGCCGATATGAACACTTTAGCTACAGCAGACGTTGTAGCAGATATGAATACTCTTGGTACTGCTGATGTTGTAGCCGATATGAACACATTAGGTACTGCTGATGTAGTAGCTGATATGAACACATTAGGAACAGCAGATGTGGTAGCTGATATGAATACATTGGCAACTTCAGCAAATGTTACAAACATGGCAACTCTTGGAGCAAGTGGAGTTGTAGCTAATATTGCGACAGTTGCAGGTCAAATTACGCCAACAAATAATATTAATACAGTTGCTACAAATATTACAGGAATTAATTCTTTTGCAGACAGATATAGAGTAGGAAGTTCAGACCCATCTACATCTTTAGATGCAGGAGATTTGAACTTTAATACATCTTCAAATGACTTAAAATATTATGATGGTTCTTCTTGGAATGTTATTGCCAATCAAGATATTAATGTAAAAGTATCTGCTAATGATACTTCCTCTGGTGTACTATCTTCTAAAATAACAGCTACAGGAAGTACAGGAGTATCACTAACTGAAACTAATGATGGAAGTAATGAAACATTAAATGTTACTTTAGCAAGTGTACCTAATGCTTCATTATCAAATTATCAAATTACAATTAATGGTTCAGCAGTATCTTTAGGTGGCTCAGTTACAGTTGGAGAAACTAAACCAACAGCAACAGGTTGCACACCAAGTACAATCACTAATGATGCAACTAATGTAGTTATTGCAGGAACTAACTTTACTTCAATTCCTCAAGTCTGGGCTTTAAATACTTCTACTGGAATATGGTATTTAGCAAATAGTGTTTCTTATACTTCAGCTACTTCAATTACAGCTAACTTTACTTTAAGTGTAGATGCTAGTTATAAAATTAGAGTAGAAAATCCTGATGG